ACATGCCTCAGATGGTTTGATTACTGTGCTCCAGTTAGGACCGTAGTAATAACGTAGGTCTTTCTTTATTGCTTCTACTCTGTTTAACTCTTTGAAGTTTATTGCACTCAAGAAACCATCATCTTCTAATCTCTGCATCTCTTCCTCGATTGCAGAGTATACAAAATAAAAGTCTCTCATCAGAGTTTTGTAGGAGTCCTCATCAACCACACCACGTAGAAAAGATGCAACGAACTTTGTGTTCTCCGCTGCTGTGTGTGATCTCTTGGTTCCTACCTTAAGATCTTTTGCTAGTCCCATTATCTTACTAAGAAATAGTGATTTATTACCTGTATCTTTTCGTGTGCCTGTGCTATTGCATTTATCTCTGACTCGATTGCTGCCATCACATCAGGATGCTCACCAATACCAACTGGATTGTTTAAATAGATCTCAACATTCTGTTTGTGCTTTGCTATTATACCGTTATAGTATGTGATCTGATTAGCAAGAATGTCGTCTCTCATACGAATTGTCATAAAGGTAGGATTATTTATCGTCCATCATAGCATACATCATCACTAAGCACAAGCTTGTTGTTACAATTGTGCCACTGAGTATGGTAATAACCATGTGAAATATATGTCCAGATGAAGCGATCACTTTACGTAAAGGGTATGTGGGGTTTCTTAAATTTGATACCAAATTTCTTCAGCAACCTGTCAATAGCGAAGTCTCCTCCACCTAATAGCAGGATGCACAATGCTCCTCCCATGTATAGTATCAAGAGTTCTAGTAAGTAGATGTTGAATCCTGCAGTTACAATAGCATGGTATATTGCTACACCTATTGTGCCTACTATTGATAGTGCTGCGAATCTTGTAAACAATCCTGCTATCACTAACCAACTACCATAGATCTCAGAGTATGCTGCTATGTAAGATGCTAGTATTGGAAATGGTATTCCAATAGGTCTTACAAATGCGTCTGCGAAATTGTTTATGTCTGCTGTTTTCTCATAACCATGATGAATCAGCATTGTTCCTATTGCTATTCTTAATATCAATAGACCTACATTCCTTGCCAAAAAGTGTCTCCTATGGGTTGTAAATTTCTTGAGATAAAGTATAGTCCTAGGTTACATACGAACCAGTTAATATTGACTACCCATACTTGTCTCCACAAATACTTTCTATTTGTTTGAACAATGAACATGTTTCTTTCGTTCATTGTGGAATCAACAGATAAAGGTCTGAACTTAAGAACTTGTTCTAATCCTAATGCAAATACAAAACCGATTGCATAGATGTAGAAAATAAAGTTAAGAAAACTTGATGCTGTTAATAGTAATGGAATCATCCTACCTCTTGTAATTTTTGTACTACTGTTTTCTTTTGTATAGGTGCGACGTCGTTTAGTCCCTCTGCATTGTACCACGGAGCAGTTTCCCAGTCGAATCCTTCTCCGAATGTATTGTCTGCCTCTGCAACATACCAGTGACAAGCTGCATCTGGTACATCTACTGCACACTTCTCCCAGTCATCAGACCATTGAGGTACTTGAACCCAGATGACAGGTTCTTTATCCATAGCGTATGCTGTTTGACTTACACCAAATAGTAATCCAAATACTAATAACCAAGAAAATATTCTTGGAACATATTTAATGCTCATCGGTCTTTTATATACCTCCATAACATCATGGTAGGATTGTGACATGTAATCGTCCATTAGATTAGTCCTAGTGATCCTGCAGTTACACCTACAGATAGAAAAAATATGAATTCAAACACAGACATGTATCCTGCGTTATCTAATAAAAATTGAGTCATTTGTGCTTGTGCTCCTCAGCGTTTTTTTATGCGTATGCGATGTTACCTACACCTGATACGATGTAAAGGGTAACGATTGTTGTGAATAGTGCTTGATACATTATGCTCCTTGATATACTGGTGTCATTACTCCACCACCCTCATCGTCATCATCATCGTCACCATTTATGGCACGAAGAAATAACTCAAAGAATACTATGGCACCTACTGGATAGAAGACCCATAGTATTGCTTGGAAGGGTGATATAGCATTGTCTGCTACTAGTTCTGTCATTAAACAAAACCTGGTATGAGTTGACCTGTTGTTAGGTATGCTCCGATACCTGCGATGATACCTAGCATTGCTAGTCTACCATTTAATTTTTCAGCGATTGCTTTTGATTCCTTATCATTCATTAGAATATACCTGGAATGATTTGTCCTGTTGTGACGTAAGCACCTACTGCTGCTACGAATCCAAGCATTGCTGCCCAACCATTAAATCTTTCTGCTTCTGGAGTCATGATAGTGTACCTGTTTTGTGTTGAATGTGTGTATAAAATAGATTCGATAATCTCCATGGTTAGAAACCTAGGATACCACCGAAGAAGAAATTTCCTGTTAAAGTATAGGAAATGAAACCTGATACTAGACCAAGCATTGCCCATCTACCATTGATCTTCTCTGCATTCTTTGCATAGGATTCATAGGAGATGCTTTCGTCTATGTAAGGACGAGTCTCAGTTGGAAACATATTTTGGCGTCCGCCTGATTCAGTTGTTGTTGTCATTTGTTACTTTATTAAGAACTGTTACAATACTATATAGCAAATGTTAAGTTTTGTCAAGCGGAAACTCAAAATTAGTTTTGAATTGTGTAGTTTTCGATACTTTTGAATGTTGCTAAATAAATACAGTACGAAAATTGTAGGGTGAAATGAAAAAATTTATTCCCCTTATCATGGTAGCAGGATTTAGTTCTCCTGCATTTGCGGATATCACTCATAAGATGACATCCTCTTTCCAATTAACCACGAACGCAGCTGCAACACAGGTTGAGCGAATTGGATCTACATACACAGTCTCTGGATCTGGTGTCACAATGGACGTTGGTGGTGGTAACTCTGCTGATAATGCAGTAGGTGGACTAGGTACACTCTCATCAGGCGTTGGTCAAGGATCAATTGCTACAGCAACCCAGACAAGTGCAGGGGGTGCGTTCAGCTTTAGCCAGTCATTCATTCAAGGTGACGTAATTGAAACTACAGCACCAGCAGTTGGTGCAGTTAGTGACTACTCTAGTCAGGTATCTACTGGTGTAGGTAGTGGAACTGGTACAGGTACTGTAACATCAGCACATGCGGTAACAGCAGTTGGTGGTGGAAGTGGTACATCAAGTATAGGTCAGTTCGTAACTGAATTGAATATCAACTGATGAGTAATGAAAAGGATACTTGTCATGGTTGTGGGTGCATATGTCCTTGCGAGTGCGAGGACTGCATCAGCTGTGCCTGTGGTCCCCAACTTTACACAGGGCAGTATGACTTCGGTGACAACCCAGACTGTCACTACAAATGAGACCATAAATAGTATGGATTATGCTACAGGCTGGACTTATTCGGTCAGTGGCTCAGGGGTAGAACTTGAATCAGGTAGTACTAATGTAGCACCTGATGTGACAACAACACAAACTAATACCGTAGACGGTGTGACTTCAACATGGACTGGATTAAATTTATCAGAAAACAACAAACCGAATTGGGTGCAATCCGAGCAAGGAGGAGCGTTCCAATTTACAGAGCATTACTCAGGACCAGGTCTTCAGACTCATACAATAATACAGAGAGAAACCACCGTCCAAAGCGTCACAGAATCAACCAGTATATTCTCAAACTGACTGCTATCACTGCATTTTCTACATGTGTTCCTGTGTATGCAACAGATGTGGGAGGTGTTTCTGCGACAGCAAATCCCGTAGCTAATTCTAGTGGCTCAGTGACCAACCAGGCAATACAGGTTTTACAAGGTCCTTATATTACTAATCAGTATGGTGATGGTATATCATGTCAGACTGCTACCGCTAATTTTACACCATACATCACCAGAACAGGAACATGGCAAGATCCTTACGAGGATATCTTCCTTGATCCAGTGTACAACAACGCAGATAATAATGATGATAATATACCTGACTCACCTGGTGAGATACTCTACTACATCCCTACTCGTACAGGTCAGAAGTCTACTCAAAATATTAACTTAGGTTTTAGTGCAACGATATCCATACCATTAGATAAAGAAGCAAGAGATAAATGTATGGAAGCAGTTGCTTTACATAATGAATATCGTACACAACTCACTGCCAATAAACGCCTTGACTTTGAGATAGCCAGGTTAAAAAATTGTGGAGAATTGAAAAAACAGGGTATAGTCTTCCATCCTAAGTCACCATACCATGCAGTATGTGCTGATGTTATGTTAATCAATCCACCTGGCGTAGTAGGTGAGCACACACATTCAATCACAACTAACAACAGAAACAATCCAAAACCAAATGGAGGTTCTAGTGATCTAAAAGAAGTATCAATAGGTAATCCTTAGTTCTTTTTCTTAGATATTTTAAGAGGAGGTAATCCTTTCTTTTCACGGTATTTGTTTGTTTGTATCTCACTTCTAGATAACTCACGATGTTTACCTACTTTCTTTTGAAGAGTGGTGATAGCTTTTTTTACGGCTGGTTTTATTAATCTCAAGATCAATGGCGTAGCAGCAGCTCCTGCTGTTGCGATCACTGCAATTGCTAATGTCGTGGATGCTTGATTTGTAGAGGGAAGAAATTTCTCAGCTACTGTAGTTGGTTCGTATAATGTTATACAGGTTTTACCATCTTGACTTAACTCATGACCTACAACTTTCTCATCTCCAGATAAGGTAAGGTCACCAACTCTTAAGTTACCAGGACCAGGACATTCTACTTCTTTTTTACCAAGATCACCTGTAGGAGGAACCGCTGGTGGATCTACTTCTGGAGGTGGTTCTACAACAGGTGGAGGTGTCTCTACCTGTATTAATAAATCTTCTGGTGTGTAATCCATCGCATCATACGTTGGATAAGTAGCATCACAAAGAACCCTCGTCCCATTGGAATCATCTTCCTTTAGGTTGGGGGTTTCTCTATTGTCTGCTGCGTCAGGGTGATACTTTACACAACCTGGCATGTTCACTACAGGTGAACCTATGTTTAATATAAAAGGATATACCTTTGTATGTGGAACATAATTGTATATGCCAGGTGCTTCTATGTTAGGTATGTTTATATTTTGTACCCCGATTTCGGGTATCTCACTCATTAGAATGGAAGTCCAGTGCTTGGAGATGGTAATGCAGGACCTGTAGTTTTTGGTATAGCGTCAGTAATACCGCCACCTATACTAGGCATGACAGATTTCATTACTTTACTTTTAACATTCTCTATGATGGCATCCTTTTGAGTATAAAGATACACGCCACCGCCAACAGCGGAAAGACATATAACGAAAGACGAAATAGCAAGTACATTAATAATTTTTTGCATGATGTTTATTTGTCGTTTGGAACAATTTTTACAGGAGCAGATTCAATCCTGATAGTTTGTGCGGGTGCAGTCTCTGATGCCTTAGCAATAAGAAACTCCATATCTTTTTTAGATATGTTAGCACTGCCAGGATCACTATCACCTTTCTTCTTCTTACCTCCCGCTTGGACGCCAAAAGTAGCTAAAGTTCCTGTGAAGACCGAAGCTATGAAAGTTGGATCTATCTTTTCTCCTGCATCATATCCTGGTATTTTAACGTAGTTCAAAGTTAAAATTCCTGCGGACCATATAAGAACGATCACTCTTATCAATGTTGCTAGGTATGCTAGTTGTTCCTCTTTATCCTCAGCAAGTTCTTTAAATTTACCTAGAGGACCTTTAGGTTTTTCCTTTACTTCTGCCATTACAATATGGGTGACTAACCCTATTTAGACACCAAAAACTTTCTAGATTTTTTAAGATACTTCCACTCAGTTTTAATTCTCTCGTATGCTTTTTCCTGTGATAACTTTCCACCCATCTCTGCTGCACATACAAATTCAATCCTCTTAGCAAATTCTCTTACCGCCTCTCCCAATTCATCCGTTTCGTACATTAAGACTCCTCCGTTGTTTTCTTTTTACCGATGTTATATTTAGACTCTAAGATCCACTCCTTCTTATCTCTAAAAGAAATAACCTTGATTTGATTTAAAGGTGCAATATCTTCGACGCTACTTTCATCTACCATTACTACTAAACCCCAATCAGACAGTAACTTTGTAATACGATTCCTACGTTGTACATCGTTAGTTGTTAGATTAGAGTGCTTACCATCAAGAGCAAATAGTTCTTTAAAGTGAACTATGTAATACTTACCCTTCTTATGTAAAATGTGACAAGACTGAAATAGTTTTTTCTCTTTACGAGAAGCAACTCCAATTCTTGTTAATGTTTCTCTTACCTTGAGGAAATCATCAGGTTGACGTAAAGTCACCTCTACCATT